ACTTCTTCTCAGGATCAACACCCCAAGCATTCAAGGTCTTGAAGAATTGTTCGCGGGAGACTTTCTTACCATCAATCACAGCTCCAGTCTTGGATGTGATATACATGCAAGAATAACCACGTTGAGTGAGTTGAATCTGAAAGTCAGAGTGACTCATCAGACGGATGATTTGTTTGGTCGAACGAGCAGCAACCAGGATCTTGTCCACACTGTTCTCTTCAATACTCTCAATCAGATTCTGAGAATCAGTGAGTTGAAACTCGTGAGTGGGAAGATTCTTGACCACAACTTTAGGAGGCAGAATGTAACCTCCCTCAACCAGTTTAGGTGCAGGAACGTTAGCGATCACCTGACCATAAACATAACCATCATTCATCCCAGGCTTGGAGATGGTGACAGAATGTTTGGGAGTGGCAGTGAAGAAGAACACACGACCAGCTTCGTAACTGAAGAACTCAGTTGCGGGGAAGAATTGACGACTCACACTGTTGTGGGCCTCATCAAAATAGATGTTGTCAACCTGAATGTCAGCTTCCTGAATACGATGCAGGGAGTGATATGTGGTGAAGATGATAACATTCTCACCAGCAGTGCGGGCAGTGTTGTTGAACAGGTGAATCTGTTCAGGGTTAGTGGTATGGAAGAACTCAACATCACCACTGTGAACGTGCATCACATGAGTGTAAGTTGTATCCATAATCTCAAGAAACTCCTTGCAAAGTTGTTCTGCAAGAAGAATACGAGGAGCAACAACAACGGTGGTCATGCCGTTGTCAATATATTTGCAGTTCTCGATCACATCGTGAATCATGCACAAGGTCTTGCCGCCACCTGTGGGCACGATCACCTGACCTTTGTCATGCACGATCATCGCATCAACAACGTCCTGTTGGTGGGGGCGCAGAGCGTAGGGAGTGTGGGTCAAGTCATCACCGTGTCAACATGGCTAATATACAAAAAAACGACCCTCTAGGCGAGGGCCGTGGACAGTTCTCAGACTGTCAGTTGGTGGCGGTAATCTTTAAGCCTTCGGTACAGTTCTGAATAATCTGTACCTGGTGAGATCGCTTCTTGTTGTCTCTCAGAATAATTAGAAAGTAATTCTAGAGACGTGATTAGTGCATCGACTTCTTGTAAGGAAAGATTCATTGGTTACCACTCAATATCGTTAGTATCTTCAGATACATCCATTAGACGCACACTCTCATCTCCCTGAATATCAAGCATACTTTCCCAGTTGAAATCTTCAGGATGACTATCATCCAAAATATCAAGTTCTAAGACAACACGGTATCGACGCTTTTGCAAGAGTTGAGTCATTGGTCTTAAGGATGAACACCTGACTAATATATCTAGGTCACTAATCCTTGTCAAGGCCCTTCAGAGACTTTTCTGCAACGTGTTCTGTGACAACTTTCATAAACTGTTCCTGAATCTTGGTATTCACATCATCCCCAGTGACTACACTATAGGCTTCAACTTCTTCAACAAAGTAATACACGTCAGCAATGATCTCCATTGACTTTGTGTCATCAACGTCATTGAAATCGTTGTACTTATCGGTTAGATACTCTTTAATCTTTTCGATTGGGTTCATATCGAGTCACCAGGAAAACGGCAGGACCACATAGTCAGACTATATTTTACACCTTTTGTCAACTCGGTGCAAGTATGGCCATGAGTCACCGTACCTGGGAACAGGATACATTTACCAATAGGAATATCTTTGTTTGAAATGTTTTGTCTTGGGAAGAGAAGATCTGCACCCTCGTAGTTGTCATTTAGTTTCACAGATCCAGTGACTAGCGAAGCATCAGTGTGCAAAGCTAGACTCTTCTGAGTATCAAGAGCATATCTCATCACAAAAGCATCACGCATCCCATACATTTCCATGGGTTTCCAATACTCTTCAATGATTGGATAAAGATTCTTTCTCCAATGTTCTTCCATCTCACCCCACAGACCAGGAGCAAGATCTTTAAATCGAATCTCTTGAGCAGGGAACTTATCATAAGAGAGACTACCCCAACCACCATGTTTGTCAGCGATAGCAATCAAATCATCACACATTGTTGGTGTCATATAATCAACCAACAACATGTCTTTTTCTAAGACCTCATAATTTTTGGTGGGAATGTATGTGATAGGGCTGCCATAGAACGAAGCATATAGTTTCTCAAAATGCTGTTTTGCATCATCACCACCATTACCATGATACATGCAGTTGAAACATTCTGTCCTTGCATTATAGATTTGATTTCTCTCACCAAATCCAAATGAATTTGAATTACTATTAGAAACTACAGGATCATAACACTGGAAGACATAACATTCAGTGTCCAGTCTAATGTCAAAGTCTCCACTCAAGAATCGTTTGTGATAATAAAGTTGATCATCTTCATTATCTTTGATTGACTTGGCAAGAATCTTCTTCAGTTCACTGACACGGCCAATGAACAATCCACTGTTTAGATATTTGTATGGTGATGGTTGAGTGATACCTTTGAAGTCCATTGTGGCTTCAGGGAAAGAATCTGCAAGAGATTCATCAGGCCAACACCATTCTTCCGCAGCAAATAGTGCTCCACATTTGAACTCTAAAAACCTACGTTCAATCTCTTCGATAGGTTCATTTGCAAATGTATCATAACCATCAGCAAACAATACAACATCAGAATCTGGTAGTGTATTGATATAATTTTTCAACAGATTGACCTTCTGACCACCACCAGGACCAGACATGTCTGTACCTTTCCACTCTACATTCTTTCCAATGTTCAGGAACTCAAATCCATTTTGTCGGGAAGAATTATGTAATTTATCACACTTACTATCATCACTACCGACAGTGATAGCATGGGTCTTAAAATCAAGCAAGTAAGAATATCTATTGGTAGGATCTACATCTGTGCCACCAACAGATCTATCCCATGGATTAACAACATTTTCTTTGTAACCAATCGGTTTCAATCTTTTCATCATTTGTGGTAGATATTCATCCACAGGAATGATGTTCTTTCTTGACTTCTCATTGAGAAGCATCTGTGCAGCCTTAGGAGTCAGAGCATATCCAACTGTCCAATATGGATACTTAGGTTTCACAAATGTGTCATCAATCTCTTCAGACTGATCCATCTCACGGTGACCAAGATACATGAAATTGTATCCTTCCTTGAACTTCTGTTGAATCTCGGGAATCGAGAATCTATCAGTTACAATGGCATCATCTTCAAGAATGATGATTGGTTCATTTAGTGCGATGCATTTGGCCCACAGGTAATAGTGAGACAAGTAACATCCAACCTCACCATGTGTGATGTGAGTTTTATTGATTGGATCAACCCAATCTTTATTGGTGTCAAAATTATTGTTTATCAACCACTGATAATTGATCTCCCAACCATCAATGGCATCAAACGGCTCATATTCCAGATGATTGTTAGTCTCACTGAACAGTTTTCTCCTGTCAGGGCGTCGTTGGAGACTGATTACAAATGTCTTCATTGTTCAGTTTTGATAAAAAATACTTGTGTTAATCGACCATCTTCAGGCCCTGATCCAAAATAATCAAGAGACGTATGCCATTGATCAGCACGAAACAATACAATTCTGTTGTAGATGTTTCCTACTTCAGCTACTTTGTCCCATTTACTCACATCACTCCATACACCATCAGGAAGAGAGTCATGATTAGTTCCTGTCAAAGAACCATCAATTTTTGATCTAAAGAAACCAGTACCACCAGAAGTTGGTGCATTTGGTGTCAGATAGAGAACTCCCGCCCAGTTGTTGTATGCATCATTATGTATCCAACTACTGTGAGAACCAGTTGTAAGTTGAAAGGCACCAGTGTATCCTTCTGGACCATCTAGCCAGTTTACAACATTTTCTGGTAATAATTTTTGTATTGTTTGTTTTGTACTGTCGTTGAAAAAGTTTTTAGTCCTTGCACCAGGGTAATTACCAGTAACATCAAAGGGTTGGGAGAGAGCAAACTCTCTAACTTCATCTGGGTTGTTGTAGAAGTCATCAACTACAATAATGTTTTGTCTCATCTCCAATCAGGACCTTCAAACCAACATACAACACTATGACGAACACCTTTTGTAACTGGTGTCACCCAGTGTTCTAAAAATGACGGAAACCAAATGACAGTTCCTTGACCAAAATAATCTTTTGGTTGTTCATTTTGTACAGCAATACTTAACTGACCACCCTCATACTTTGAAGGATCAGTTAATTGTAACACAACTGAAAGCTTTCTGTGTTTTGGTGACCCGTTCAACCAAAACACATCGTGATGTCTTTTATACTCTCCTCTGTCCCTTGAGTGATATTCACCCAGTTGCATGAACTCAAGGTTATCAATATGAAATCCAAAGAATTGTTCATTCGTCTGGATTGTCATCCGCCACATTTTATCAAAAACGTCGCGGTATATATCCTCCTTCATCCACTTCAACTTACTCCTTCGATAACGAAGATCTGGGTTTTCACCATTCAGACCTTGGTTAGCTTGAAACGTGGGTAAGTTGTCACTTCTTTTTAAGATACTTTCACATTCATCTGGAGAGAAAGCACCTCTCCAGATGGCCCATTCTGCGTTCATGTGATCATAAAATTATAGTAAATCAAACGCGGGATCTTCTCCCCTATCTGCAGCTAAGACAAGAGGAGCATTCATTACAATATCATCTTTTGTGCCACTCAGAGTACCACCTTCATCGGTAATCCTATTGACTTCAGATTTTACAATTCTCTCCATAGCTTTTTTACATTTTGTGGTCACCATATGTTCAATCCACTCTTGAGGATCTCTTGCTTCATTTCTTAAAGCTCTGTCTTGAGCGTCAGTCAAGGTAATCGTATAATTCATTTTGTGTACTGTATAAGTTTAACCAATTAAGAATCCAGTAAAAGTGCTGTGACCCATGTAAATTTGACCACTCTCACCATTTCTAAAGTGCATGGTCACATAATCACCAGAATCTAATTCCAAAATAATGTGAGATCCAAAACCATGAACATTATGGTTTGCAAAGATCAGAGGTTGCATGTCAGATCCGCCATAAATGTCGGATCCATTTTTTCTGAAATGAGCAGATAATCTGCCATTGTTATAAAAAGAACAACCAAACCAATATACTCCATCTACGGCAGCTGTGAACCTATAATTACCAGTGTTGTAACAACTCTCAGTATCTAAATCTTCTGTGTTGAATTGGAGGATAGCATTACCACCATAGTTGACATTACCTTGGTTTCCAGATGCAGAAAAAGCGTAAACTTTATTTCTACGAACCTGGCCTCCAGAGCCAAATGTTAGTCCACCAGAAGCACCACTAGTATCTTGAATGTTAGTGGTACGGATGTTTGTAACGTTTAGAGTACTCATTTATTTACACTATACAATTGTGTAGGTAACACCACTGTTAATAGTGAGCGTAACTCCACTATTTATAGTAATTGGGCCAATACTCATATAGTTGGCACCAGTAGATAGTGTTTGACTTGATGCGATGGTTGTACCATTTGACATGATATTGCCACCACTACGACCGATGATTACTGCCATGAGAAAAGGTGAGGTTTCAAATTATTTATACATCGTTCCTCAAAATTTC